CCGAGCAACTCCTGGATCTTCCTGATATCTTCACCAAGGCTCAGCAGGCCGGTGGCAAATGAATGCCTGAAGAGGTGAGGGCCTATTTTTTTTCTGTCGATTCCTGCCTCTTTGGCGGCCTTTCCAATACTCTTTCTGATGTCTGTGTATTTCTTCCCTGTCCTGGGGGATGGGAAGAGCAGCCCTTGCTTTGCCATCTCACATGATTGTTGGAGCCTGTCTGTCAATGGCCTGGGGGTTACTTTCACTGTTTTTTCATTGACGGTCAGTGTATTGCTGGCCTGATCATAGCATTCCACCTTTAATGTGAGGACCATCTCCTTGCTCACACCAGTGAGCTTTCTTACCCTGCTTACATGCTGTTTTCCTGTTCTGCCAGGTGGAAAAAGAAAGCCCGCCCTTCTTATCTCCAGGGCCTGCAGAATCCTGGCTACCAGCTCCGGCGATGAGACCGGCACGACTCGTTCCTTACCGCCCTTCCCTGCGACAATAAGACTATTGTTTGCCTGGTTAAAGCTTTCCACGTTGAGTGTAAATACCTCATCCTTGCGTAGGCCGCATGTTGCCATGATCTCCACCATTGTCCTAATGTCACCGTGCAGCTTTTGAATGATGGCAACGAATTGCTCGATGCTGAGTGGTTTTGGTAACGGGGCCTTTTCCTCTTTTTTGCTAAATCTCTTTGGTTTGGGGTAATCGTGCTTATGTGTCTCATTCAGCCAGTCAATATAGGCTGACAGGCCGGAGAGCTCTATGTTTATGGTACGTTTTTTTACGCCTGTGGCCAGTCGTTTGGCCTTGTACTGCTCGATAAAAGCTGGAACAAGGTGACGCATCTTGTAGGCACCGAAAAACGCTGTGAGGTGCTTCAGTGAGTTTTCCATCACCTCAAACCCGCGCTTGCTTGCTCTGTTTTTGTAGGCGACATTAAACTCCGGTAACATGTCTGCAAAACCAGGATCCTGCCGATTGACTGTTCCGCGTATCTCTGCCTCGAGGATCTTCGCGTCCTCCCTGCTCCCATCATATGGAATGTAGTCGGGTTTACCCTTCCGACCATGGCTGATTTTGATCATCTGCCAGCCTGGTTTTGTTGGGTGGTTGTATACGCTCATGGGTTGGAGTTATGCCTGCTGTTCACGTTCTTCTTTTTTTAATTCATCCCAGGTCTTCTTCTTTTGGGCGGCTTTGGCTTTCTTTTTTGCTTCAGCAACAGCAGCTGCCTTGGTCTTCTTTTTTCTTTCCCGCCCTTCTCTCAGTAGTGCCAGTTCTTCTGCCAGGTGATCTGTTGTTTTTCTGATTCTTTTTAATTCGTTTTTCATCTGGTAAACGAATAGCGGCAACAAAAAGGTGAGGATTGCCATGATGATTAAAAATACGGCAATAACTATTCCAACTATCCCTGATCCAAAACCTGCTGTTTGGTCCATGTGTCTGTCTCTTGTTTATGTTTTTATTCGCCCCTGAAGGCATATTCTGCCCAGTGGTCTTCGGTTATAATGTGTGGACCGCCATACCGGTCTCTATACTCCATTGCCTTCTCTATTTTCCTCCCATATGGAGAGTGTATCCATTCAGTGCTGCCAAAATATCCACACACAAGGTAGTCAAGCTGGATTGTGATATTGTTTATAGCCCTGCCTTCTCTTTCATGTATTACTTCTTTACAGACCTTCCTGGGGCCATAAGCAAAGGTCCCAGTGAAACAAAACAATTTATCCTTAAATATCACTCTTGGCGCCGGGTCGGTTACTGGGAGTGCAGCTGTCAGATTTGCCGTAGCGTCGAGGGTGTTTACTTGTCCTGTAAATCCTTGCAAGAGTTCCAAGAGTTCTCTTTGCTCTTCTTGGTCGAATTCGTCATCGATGAGCATTTCATGGATGCGCCGATAGATTCGGTTAACCATTTTATCCTGTGAACATGGGACATTGACTTCCATCCAATTTCTCAGGACTATTGCTTCTTCGTGATTTACGTTTCTATCTGCAATAATGCCTTTTGATAATCCTACAAGTTCATCAATCGCCCGGTCGTCAAGACGTTTTTTGCTATAGTGGTTCATTGCTTTTCGTGCTCCTCTACCCCTTGCCATTATGCTATTTTGTTTTGATGGTCCGTGATTATACTGGTTTAAGAACTGGTAATTATACCCATTTAGTTTTATTCGCCGTTGGCCGATTTGATCTCCATAAATCCATCCTGACTATCTGTCCTGCCTGATTTTTTTTGCTGTTTCATCTTCCACTCGTCAAATTCAGGAAATCTCGTTTGAAATTCAAGTCGAAACCAGCTTGTGAACCCTGGCCTTAATTTTTCCATATCATTGACCCACGTCTGGATCTCTCCAAAGGTGTCAGTGTCCATCTCTGCCAGTTCTCGATAGTGTCTTACTGTTGGTGCTGCTTCTTCTTTGCTTTGAGAGGCGGTTTCTTCTGATGTGCTTTTATATGTGACTGCGACAGTTTCTGTTTCATTTTCTGGGAATGGTTCGCCTGTTCCATCTTTAAGCCAATCAAAGTCACACCCAAAAAAATCACACATTTTATAGATAGTTTTTCTTTGTGGTCACCTTTTAACCATCCCGTTATCTTAGCGCTATGAACTGCTAATCCTCTCGCTACGGCAACTTGGGTAATTTTCTCACTATCTATAAGGCCCTGTAATCTCTTAGAAAAAGTGCCATTATTTTCCTTTCGCATACTTTTGTTTACCTTTTTGGTTGCCTTTCGTTGCCCTTTCCGCTACGCTTGTGTCATGTCAAAAAACAAAAAAGAGAAAAATATAGTCCTCTCAGGAAATCTGCTTGAGGACAAATGTCTGCCTGATGATCCACGCGCTGCTCTTTTGGCGATAAAAAAACATATCGACACAATGCAAAAGGGATCTGAGTTTCATATCCCTTTTGGCGGTGACAAAAGAGCATCTTTAGGATCCTGGCAGACATGGTCTTTCCTGTATGGCCTACAGATGATTTCACACGAAGCTGGAAGAGTTGCGGGGCTTCCCCCTTCTCATTCTTCTTCGTAAAAGTTGTTTTCACCGTCTGGACATTCTTCGTTTAAGAGTGCCAAGCAGCGATTGATACTGGCGTCGGAAGTGCCGAAACTTTCTGTAGAGTGGCCGCATTTGCTACAGGTTGCGACAACACCTTCGACTTCGTGACCGTTCTCGTTTTCAAGGTAAGTTTCTTCAATGGAGCATTCAATTTTGGCCATTTTGTACCTTAAATTTGTATCATTTTAAATCTGAGACTTCGCCATGACTCCAATAAAAATACGCGGTGCGATAATGTTCATCACCGGTGAAAAGCCCAACGATTTCGCAGAAAGCAGGGACATAGCGAGAAGCACCCTGCACAGGGTTATAAAGAATGAACTGCAGACAGAATCTGTCAGGGAAATAATAGCGGAGGCAGTAGGCTTCTCCGTTGACGAGCTCTGGCCCGAGGAAGAAGCTGCATAAATGAAATTCCCATCCCTTGTGTTCATCAATAGCTTTACGTTTGGCGACGCAACTATTGTAGCAAGGGGTGGGGTGTTTTTGCAAGGGTTTTGGCCAGTTGTCATTGTCCATGTCTATATCGTACCCATCTAGGAACTAATGTCTATGTCAACAGAACAAACAAAAATGCAACCGTGGCAGGTGTTTCAGGCTGCACGTAAATATCTTGGTGCTCATGTGGTGGCCAGGATATTCGGCCGGGAGAAGCGGTCTGCATATAACTGGGCGCATGACCCAGCTCATACCGTTCACCGCTGTAAATCTCCCCTTGAGCTGCTCCACACACTGTTTGAGCGTATGGACGCAGTTGGTCTTGGTTATGTGGTGAGGGCTGCTATCACATATCTACAAACAGCCATAGATCAGGAGGAGACACCTGGTGCTATTAAAGAGACTCTCCCCACCATAGAACTGGAGCTGCTGGCTGATTTTCAGGCTGTCGCAGACCTTAAGCAAGCCATTGACATTGGCACTGACCCTGATGCTGTGAGGCTTCAGGGCTGTTTAGCTAATGAAGAGATTGAACGCACAGTTGCCAAATATATCAAGGATTGTCCTGGTGATGGAAGCGACGCTGGTTGAAAGCATAATCCGTCGACTTGACGAGATGGATAGAAAGCTTGAGCTCCTGCTCGACCAGCAGTGTAGCGACAGCATACCCATGTTCCCTCCGGAGACTGTGACGCTCAAGCACGAGATTGCTGCAGTTAAATTGGCCGGCGGCGATCTCGTCTCTCACTTTAAGAACAAAGCTAAGGCACAGATGAGGGCAAGAGCATGAGTGATGCAGAAAAGGTTGTTGAGTTGAAACGCTGGATTTCCATAATATACGACGCTGCTGTTCCGCAAGGAAACGGTGAGAGCATTGTCCCGACGGAAGACATTGAGGACGCCAGAGAGGCAGCGTTTGGTGTGAGGGCTGATACCAATGAGTAATGACAAAACCTATACTTGTTCAAGATGTGGCAAAAAGATAGTAGCCCATAAGTCTGGGCGCATTGGGCCAGAGATGTACTGCGGCGAGTGTACTGATGAGTATATGATTGACGCTGCGATCAGGCAGCTGGTGACAGTACCAGGTAGATCATGACACAACTGCTAAGATCCTGCCTGGTACAGGTAGCACACAGTGCAAGGTTGTTCGTGTTTAGGTCGTCCCTTCCTGGATCGCAAAGGGAGCAGCAAGTTGCACCTATAGGCACGCCCCCCTCCACCCCCCTCCGCAGCAAGACCATAATTAATAAACCGTTCACAGCTTCACGGGTCCTCCTGGGGCTTCGCCTTTCACGGATACGGAAGAGCTCGAAGGATTCGCACGGAGAAAAATTAATTTTGACCGGAAAAACGGAATGATGCGGGAGGGTGCTATGGGTAGTGCTGTTGTGAATCAGGGTGGAGCTGCCGCACAAGGTGAATCTGTTATTGCTGGCCCCGGGCTGGAGTGTCCTCGATGCGGCGGGTGTCATATAAAACGTGATGGAAAAACTTCTGCAAGAAAGCAGCGCTGGAAGTGCAAGTATTGTGGTCGTGTTTTTGTCGTTGATATAACGGGAAGGATTTCTCCCCTGGTGAAAGAGTTGGCTGACAATCTGATAAAACAGGGTGTGGAAGTGCCGGTCCTGGTCAAGGCTTTTCAGGGTCATGCTTCAAGACGTTGGCTTTATCAGCGCAGGAGTGAAATACGTGAATGTAGTTAATATTCAAGATGCCGTGAAGAAACGGGTGGAAGAAGAAAAGAAGAAACGTCCACCCAAGGATCCCGGTGATGGAGACGGTCCTCCAATTCAATTTGTGATGGATTGTTTTTTTGCCAATGAACTTGGCGATTCTGATCTCTATAATTATCTCAATAGTGATAAATTTGCCTATAACGTATTTGCAGCCAGGTGGCTTCAGTATGTCGGACCTCATTGGGAGATCGATTGGAGCGGACAGTCTAAGGCTGTGATTGAATCAACAGTAGTTCAGCAGTATTTGCGCCTAGTCGATTATTTCGATGAGAAAATTAGTGGTGCCGACAAGAACGAAACCAAGAGGTTGATCAAACAAAAAAACAACGTTTTTGTCCGCATAAAAAAACTGCGTTCAGTGACAGGTCGCAACAATTGTCTGTCGTTTGCCAGGGCAAATGAAACTTCAATTACTGTTAAGCCTGACAAATTTGATACACATCCACTGCTGATGCCAGTAGAAAATGGAGTGGTGGATATGCGCACGGGTGAGCTCCGTGATGGGCGTCCTGATGACTGGTTTACAAAAGCGGCGCCCACCAAATGGATAAACCTGCAGGAGCCGTGTCCTGAGTTTAAAACTTTTCTGCGCACATCACTCGATAGTGAAGAAAAATACCAATATATGCATCGGCTACTGGGGTACTCATCCACAGCCCTCAGTAATGAGGCTGTCTTTGCAGTGCTTTTGGGAAGACGTGGTCGGAATGGTAAGGATCTGCTTATGGAGACCTTGTTAGGTGTCCTGGGTGATTTGATCGGGCCAATCCAATCTGAAATGCTCTTGGCCGGAAACAATCAGCGCAATCCGTCGGGCGTATCACCGGATATTATGTCTCTCAAGGGGAGGCGGATGGTATGGGGGTCTGAAGTTGACCAGAATACCAGATGGGCACTTGGCGAAATTAAGAGATTTTCCGGTGGCGGTACCCTGAAAGGTCGTAATCCTCATGATAAAGAGATGACCGAATTCCCACAAACTCACACCCTTTTCCAGCTCACCAACTACAAGCCCCACGCTCCTGCGGACGACAACGCCTTTTTTGAACGAATAAAGATAATTTCCTGGCCACTCTCATTTGTTACCAGGGATCCAAAAAACCCATGGGAGCGAAAAGCTGATATCAAGCTGAAGGATAAGCTCCTGGAGGAACGCTCCGGGATCCTCGCCTGGTTGGTACGTGGATATCTCAAATATCTGGATCCTGCTTTAGGCGGGCTCAATCCTCCGGAATGTGTGCTCCAGGATACTGCTGATTATCGCAATGAAGAAGATATGATGAAGGATTTCATTGATGAATGCTGTGAAGTCGGCCCTGAGTTTGACGAACCTTTTGCAGCCCTCTACACAAAATATAAAGACTGGTGGGAAGATTCAACTGGCGGCCGTAAACCACTCACCAAGAAGAAATTTGGCATCCTGCTCAAGGATAAACATGAGTCTATCCGTAAAAGATCAGGCATCATTTACTGTGGTTTGAAGATCAATACACTCGGAGGATGGCAGGGAAATGACTAATTTCGCCCAAAAATCCACAAACCGTGTGCATCGTACACCGATCGTACACCGTTTTCCATACAGCTTTTACCGTTTAATACCGTCCACATACGTGACGAGTGTGTACGATGTGAACGATTGAACGGTACCTATAGAGCAATATATTTTCACTTATAAATAGAGAAATACTTTCCTTATGCGCGCGCGATTATACTACACACCCTTCACACTACTAACCATAAATATAATAATAATAAGTAGTTATAATATATTATTTAGTGTGAAGGGTTGGTGTACGATGTGTAGGGTTTTATCTATCAGATTGTTTTTACTCATTTTTTTAGGTTGAAATCGTGAACATACTCAGCTTATACGAAGAAGACGGCCATCATCCGAGAAAAGCCTCCGGAAAAGAACACCAAGGGCCCTGCCCGGGTTGTGGTGGAAATGATCGTTTCTGCATTTATCCCGAACAGGGTGAGGGCAAGGCTGCAGGTATGGGGTCGTTTCATTGTGGCCATGGATCAGGTGGTAATGGATGTGGCAAAGGTGGTGATGCTATCACCTACCTGCAGGAATTCAGAAATCTCTCTTTCCAACAGGCCTGTGGTGTGCTCGGCATTGAGGCAGGTAGACCTCCTGCATCCACCAGGGCAAGATCTCCCAGGGCGCCAAAAAAACAAAATATGGAATATCCATCCTTTGATCCTAAGCATATTTCCTGGCCGGATATCGTCAAAGATCCTGCAGTCTGGCAGCAACATGCAGAAAAATTTGTCCGTAATTGTCATGAGCACCTGCTGGCACGGCAAAAGAGCCTGGACTATTTAGCGAAACGGGGAATCAGTTTAGCCCAGGTGAAAAAATTCCAGCTCGGGATCAACCTGGGTGAGACCAGGAATGATGTGGAATGGGAGCCTACATTCAGGCCTCGCAAGTCCTGGGGGATGTTGCAGGACAAAAGATACAACAAAAGCCGTCCACAGATGTTTGTTTTACCGGCCGGCCTGGTCATTCCCTGCGTTAATGAGCATGGAATGCGCCGGATCCGCATCCGACTGGCAAAACAGGATCCACAAAATCCGAAGAAAAAATATCATGTGGTTATTGGTTCAGCTATGGATCTGTGGCTCACCGGTGCCGATCGCTCCTCGTTTATCGTTATCGAGACAGAACTTGATGGAATCATGATCGATGGTTTTTGCGACAAGGTCGGTGTACTTGCCCTTGGAGCTGTGGCGCTCAAGCCTGATGTAGCTGCAGCTGATACCCTTGCACAGGCACACACTATCCTGAATGCCTTGGATTTTGATTTAAGAAAAATGCTGGATGAAGGACGCCAGAAGAAAGAGATAGAAAGATATTTAAAAACACTGGATTGGTGGCAAGATCACTACCCCCAATGTAAGCGCTGGCCGGTACCGCTTGGTAAGGATCCCGGCGAAGCTTACGAATCTGGTGTGGATATTGATGCCTGGATAAATGCTGGGCTGCCGGCGGCATATCAGCTGCCAAATGAAACGAACAAAACACCTGGTGAAACGATCCAGGAGGAAAGTGAAACGGATACAACGGAAAACGAAGCAGCTCCTCGAGGAGATGAGCTCTCTCTCCTTATAAATCTGGTAAAGGAATCCGGCGGCGTCGTGCGGATCGCGGACCAGGGCTTTTCAGTCGGGTTTGGATGTAATGATGAATGGTCAGCTGCTTATCCTGAGAAAAGGGGCAAAATAACCTGGCTGCTGAATTCAGATGGTCCTGCAGGAGAGTTTGTTTCTGCCCTGCCGGATGGAAATCACAATTTTCTTGCCTTGCGGCAGGTATTTGAAGGGTGAAATAATGTCATCGAATAGAGAATCTCTGGAAATTTATCGACTGCAGCAGGTGAATGAGATGCTGCTTAACCAGGTCAATGGCTACAGGATGATGATAGATGGATTAATTCGTACAAAACATGATCTGCTGACAACCAATCACGACCTTCAATTGAGCTATACCCACGTGTGCCGGCGTAATGGTGAACTGGAGCGGCAGGTTGCCGCCCTTGGAGGTGAAATATGATTCTTCGAGCAGCTGCAAAAGATTCTGAGGGTGACCTTTCCTCTCACTGCTGTCCAAAGGAAGGCTGCTGCCAACTCTCTGTTGGCAGTCCTGGTAAAAGGTCGAAACTCTCCTGTGATTTTTTTTCGGGAACAGTGGAAAACGAACGCGGCCTTCAAGTGCGCTGCGAGTTCGATATGAAAATTATTAGATAGATTGTATGGGGCTGGCGCTCCCTGGACGCGCAAGTCTGCATGGTGCAGGCGATTATTAAGGGAAGGGGCTGTGGGTTAATTGCCGTGACCCCTGTTTTAACCAATTAAAAAGAGGTGCGAAATGAAGTTTAGTCTCGGACAGAAAGTGAAAATAACAGTCAGTGATGAAGCCGGTGAAGTGGTTGGTCGTGCAGAATACAAAAATAGAACAGATCCTCAGTATCTTATTTTCTACAAGAGTGGTGATGGCCGTGCCGTGGAGTCATGGTGGGATGAAGCCAGATTGGTGGAAGCATAAATATCACCATGGTTGAAAAAACTCATCAACCAGAGCTTGGTGGCGATGATCAGGGTGATCTCTTCACCACCAAGCTCGATGTGTGGCGCTTTTTAAAAGAAGACGGCTGGGATATAGGCCGTTCGCAATTTTATAGCCATTGCAAAGATGGTTTGCTCCGTCCCGATCATAAAACGGGAGAATACACTCTGGACAGTGTGGAGAAGTATGCAAAACTTCATGTCCGGAGAAAGGAAACTGGATCTAAGGTCAATGAGAAAATTGACCGAATGCAGGAAGAAAAACTCACCACTGAGCTGGCCCGTGAAAAAATACGTCTGCAAAAAGAGATACATGACCTGGGTATTAAGCAGAAAAAGTTTATTCCCAGGGATGAATTTGAACTGGCAGTAGTTGGAAGGACTGTTGCCTTGGTGGCCCATCTTCGTCATATGGTGCAGATGCGGGTTCCGGACTGGGTAGATATCGTCAATGGCGATCAGGCTCTGGCTGCTGAGCTTGTGGAAGAGGTAATTCAGGATATTGAGATGCGTCTTGCTGATTTTGCAAAAGATGTTGAGTTTGATGTTATTTTGGAGGCTGATTGATGGCTGGGAAATACGACCCTGAGTTGCAGAAAATCTATTACGACAATAACCCTGAAGCGTATCTGAAAAGGTCAAGGGCTTATTATCGCAAGAATAGAGAGAATATTCTCAGCAAAAAGCGTGAGCAGTATCTGGAAAAACGCTTGTTGCACGAAAATTTAAGGAGATAGAGATGGATCAAAGCAGCATTAACATAAAGTTGTTTGAAAAACCTAGTGATGCACCAAATTACAATCTGCCTGATTACGAGGGGATCACACTGGATTCTGCTGTAGTGGTCGGTAAGGGGACTGTCAGTGGCAACCCGACTGTTGACCTGATCTTTACCGATGAGCACGGGCAGAAACATGTTTCGATTGTTAAAGGATCTTTTCTTGAGGCAATAGGTGCAGCAGTTGCTGGGAAGCGTGCACAAGGGATGAATTGACCGAAAACGTTTTAACCAAAATATCGAGGAGTTTATTATGAAAAAATTATTAGCACCATCTCTGGCCATTTTAATCATTACCCTGCTTGCTGGGTGTAATACTGATTCGCAAGTTGCGTCACATAATCTTTCAAAAGCTGCTGATATGTTCCAGTTGAACCGTCGAGTGGTTTTTTATAACGGAATAACTGATTCATATATGCTGACCATCGAGGGGCGATGCTCTGTTAGAGCGGACGGCATGGATAAACAGTTAGAGGTCACTTGCAAAACCGGAGATACAGCCTACAAAAAACACTTTTTAGGACTATCTGACAACGTGACATACTTTGTAGAGCAGTTGGAATCAGCGACTGTCAGCGTTTACCACTACAAAGTTATATTTAAGCCTCAGTCAATTATTCCAGATGTTGATTTGAAAGTTAATTTGGGTGGCTAACGTTTTAGCTCACGGGATTTTTGCAATTTAACTACTGGCAGAGGATTGAAAATATGAACGAAAATATAGCAGCAAACGAAGCCCAAAGCCGGACGTGCACAAATTCCGGTGCACAACCTTGTTGTGCAGTTTTTATTGGTGTTGATGCGCTGATTAAGCGTTTGACGGTACTGGCTTTGTCGGTCACTGATATCCGTGTGAATAGTGAAATTAATAATATAGCTTCTGAATTGTTTCTCTTGGATGCTGCTCTTGGGAGGCTTCAGAATGACAGATCATGGATTGACGTGGAAGATATTGACAGGTTTATAGCCCGATTGCGGTCTGTATAACAGCCAAAATATGCGGAACGAGCTTTATCCGTTTCCGCATGATTGACGGGTTATCTTTAAAAATTGTGAGGAAACGATGAAAAACAAACTAACAGATTTGAATAACCATCTCTTTGCTCAATTAGAAAGGCTATCAGATGAAGATATAAAGGGTGATGAGCTGGCTGAGGAAATAGCACGATCCAAGGCGGTTACCAGTGTGTCTAGGGAAATCGTCAACAATGGGAAGTTGGTTCTTGATGCTGAAAAAGCAGCTACTGCTGGACGTCTGGTCGATAGGAAAGTTCCTACAATGCTCCAAGTTGAAGTGAGATGAGTTTCCGGAATACTGCAGAACATCTCGAATTTCTCCGTTCTGGATACCTGGAGATGCGGATCCCGGAGCTCACCAAGGCTTTTAATCTCCATTTTGATCTGAAAAAGACAAATGGGCAGATTAAATCCACTTTAAAAAACCATAAAATCACCTGCGGCCGTAAGGGCGGTCACCTGAAAGGAGTGTGTCTTATCTTCACTCAGGAACAGGCTGAGTTTATTAAGGCAAAATACAGAGATATGCCTCTCTCGGATTTGACCAATATATTTAACGAGCGTTTTGATACGGAGAAGACCTTCTCCCAGTTGCGATCCTTTACAAGGAATCATAAAGTCAAGAGTGGCAGGACAGGTCGTTTTGAAAAAGGGAATAAGCCGCATAACACTGGGACCAAAGGTTTGATGCCCGGCAGTAGCACAAGTTTTAAAAAAGGAAATATACCCAAAAATCTAAAACCACTTGGATCTGAGAGGGTGTGCTCCAAAGACGGCTATATCCTGATCAAAGTTGCTGAAAAGAATCCCTACAACGGTCAGCCAACCAGGTACCGGGCAAAACATATTGTTGTTTATGAAAAAGAACATGGGCCGGTACCGGATGGCTATATGGTCAGGTTTGCTGATGGTGATAAGTTGAATTGTTCGCCTGATAATCTTGAGCTCGTCTCAAAAAGAGAAAATTTATATTTAAACAACAATGGCTATTCCGATTTGCCGGAAGAATTAAAACCAACCATGAAAGCCCTGGCAAAAGTCGAAATCAAAGTTTCTTCTCTGCTGAAAGAAGCAGCTGCGTAGCTCATGACCTGCCCAGCAATAGACATATCAAAAAACAAAACCATCCGCCTCAGAACAGATCCGTCCTGGCTCCCTGAAAAATACCGCAACCGCTCCAAGCGAATCCGGATCAAGTTTAAGACACTCCCTGGGGAACGTCGCCTCCTCCGCAAGCGTAAAAAAATAGAGCCATCAAAATGGGCGCCTAAAAATCGTCGCATCACCTATGGTCCGCTCAAGGGATCCTATTACGATCCGGACTTCATGCCCCATATGAATGGGATCATCGATACCTTTGTTCTGCCTTTTGTCCAAGAGGTGGGAAACTGCAAAGCTCCACAGACTGGCAGCTCTGCAGGCGCAGAAACCGCCCTGGCTTATCTGGCTGATATGAGCCCTGGGGATACCCTTATCGTTTATCCGGATCGGGAGACTTCCGGTAAGCGTGGTAAGGATTACCTCAAGCCCATGTTTGAGGAGTCTCCACGGCTGCGCAAGCTTATGACCGGGATCGCGGATGATGTTGCCGCATTTCGGGTGAAGCTTCAGACCATGCTTGTGTATATGGGCTGGGCGCACTCTGTAACAAGCCTTGGAAACGTGTCGGTTAAGTATCTGTTTCTGGATGAGGTGGATAAGTATCCAAAGCAAGCCTCTAAAAAAGAGGCTGCTACTATCTATTTGGCGAAGGAGCGTGTTCGTGCTTACCTCAAGTATGGTGGCAAGATCTGGTATAACTCCACTCCGACAGAATCGGCGGGGCCCATAACCGAGTTTCTTGAATCTGCTCACGCTGTATTTGACTTTTTTCCAAAATGTCCGGACTGTGGCCAGTACGAATATATGGTCCATGAGAATGTTCGCTTCCCTGAAGATCAGCGGGATCCTGAAAAGATCGAGGAACAAAAACTGGCCTATTATGTCTGTTCCCATTGCGGTGTGCAATGGGATGATCGCCAACGGGATAGGGGCCTCATTGTTGGGGAATGGTTTGCCCGTCTCCGGAACTGGAAAGAAGAACGGGACAAAGGCAACCAGTGGGGCCATGATCCCAGGCCGCGAAAAGAATATCTATTCGCCGAACGGCCTAAAAAAGTCGGTTTCCAATCCCCTGGTCTGATCTCTCCCCTGGTCTCTATCTCTGAATATGCGGCCTGGTTCCTTCGTGGCCGGCGCTCCAAGCTCGATATGCGCTTTTTTATGAATCAGATCAAAGCCGATGCCTTTCTCGATTACGAAGTGCAGCGCAAAGAAGATGTGATCCTGGCCCTCAGGGATGATCGTCCGGAGGGGCTGGTACCTTCAGGTAATGTTGTTTCCGGCCTGATTGCCGGTGGTGATACTCAGGACAACCGCTTTTACTATCATATTCACGCCTTCGGTTGGGGGTTGGAGCAGGAATCCTGGCAGATAAAATCCGGAATGGTGGATACCTTTGCCGCCTTACGGGAAGTCGTTTTCGAAAATGAATATAAAGATCTGGAAGGTAATATCTATCCGGTTCAGCTTCTGGTACAGGATGCCATGGGACATCGGACTAGTGCCGTATATGATTTTGTCCGTTCCCTCCCCGGCCGAGCTGTCCCTTATAAGGGTGCCACCGGCCGTCGCCCGAATCCCTATACAAAAACTAAAATTGATAAATACCCGGGTACTGAAAAACCTATCCCCGGTGGAGTTGTTTTGTATACCTGCGACTCCCACCATTACAAAGACCAGGTGGCATCAAAATTGGCCATTAATCCTGCAGATCCTGGCGCCATGCATTTACATGCAGATGTCACGGAGGAGTTTGCCCGCCATATGTGTGTGGAGTATGTGGATGAACGTGGTCTCTGGCAGCAGCCCAAGGGGAAACGTCAGGATTATTGGGATACCGTCAACTATGCATTTATTGGTGCTGACCTGGTGCAGCTCAAGTTTAGGAAGAAAATAGACCTGCAGCCACAAAAAATTGAAGAAAAAACGGCCTTGGTAAATCCTTATACCGGTGGCCGGCAACTGTTTGGAGGCTCTCGATGAGTCAAATTGCAACCGTTTATCTGATAGATGTTACGAGTGCGGCTGAGTCCGGAGTGGATTACTCTTCCCGGTATGGCGCCAAGTGCCCGGCTTGTGGAAAGCGGGCGAAAGTTGTTACTACAAGACCCTGGGAAGATACCGTCAGGGTGCGGTATCATCAGTGCCAGACGGTTGGGTGTGTTCTGGCTTCCCAGGGGAAGATGATTAAGAGTGTTGAGGCGGATTCGAGGTAAGGTGCTTTTAATATCTTATATTAAAAAATATTCGGGATAGAAGATCGAAATAAGGAGTTTTATTTTGATTAAAACAATACCAGCTGTAATCCAAACAAGGCCTACCAGGGACCATGCCAAGCCACCTATATGAAATTCTTTCCGGTCATCTTGTGTTTTGGCTACCACTTTCTTTAATTCTGCAGCACTCTTGTTTTCGGCTTCGTTTTGTCGTTTTTGTAAAGAGTATATTTTGGTTCTTTGTTTTTTTTGATCACCATGTAGAATATCAAGATTGTTTGCCAGAACTTGAATCTGCTCTTTAATGTCACTGTTGGGATCTCGGTTTTTCCAGGTACTGATATGCGCGTCCAACGTGCCAAAACCTTTTAAGACAACAGCACCTTTGCCTCCAGCATGGCCGTGTTGTCTAGGTCTGCTTTTCCACCATTCCTGAAAAATATCAATCGGTGATTTAGTTTTAAGTTTTTTTGGTACATCCAACAATCCACTTATCGCTAAAAACATCCCTAAACACTGCAGGCCAGTCCCGCTTAATTCAAAACATTTTTCAGTTTTACACCAAAGAGCTACTGCAAATGCCAGAAAAATCATTCCTGCAGCAGCACCAATGATTTTCATTTTCCAGAGCCAATTGATCCACGCTTGTAATAGGTTAATTTTTTGTTTAATTTTCACCGATCTTCTGTGTGTGTTTTTTTTTTGAGCAGCATTAATCTGCTATTTAAACATTTTCAGGTAGCGAGTAAAAGTCCATCCTTCAATGGTTATTCCACGATTATCGTCTGTCCATCTGACCATAGTCCAGTTTTTCTTTTTCTCGACTATTTCTACTGCTTGGCCAAAGTATAGGTAACCTAGTATTTCTCCACTTTTACTCGGCTGTTTTCTTACGTGAAGCTTGTCGGCATCTACCTGTCTAAACGAGTTAAGTACTGATCTATCTATAGGGAGACTGTTTGCATTTTTATTATTCTGTTTGCTGATTTGTTTCTTTTCACTTTTGTTTAGATAGTTTTCAACCTGATGAGCAGCAATTGGATTGAAGTAGGCAAAGAAAAACCCGCAGACCAAAACGATTATTAGTTGTGTTATTAGAGGGTTTTTGAGTGACTCTGCCTTATCGAACAGAATGCTAACGCTGTGTGATATATTATCTATTTGCTCCTGTATGCCAATGGCTACAGGAGTGTGTGTTCCAGCCATCTCACCTGTTACCATGGAAAGAGACACTGAAAGCCCCAGACTGACATTCGCTTCTATGGTGCTTGTTTGGTTGGGAGCTGCAGATTGTTGTAAGTCCTTAACTTGATGTTGTAGAGTTGAATATTCTTTCCATATATCAGCTTTTTCGAAAATGCTCTGCAGGGAGGATCCACCTTGTGGTATAAATCTCTCAAAGATCCCTTGGTCTTTTATTGCTGCTTGAATGGTTTTGGCTGAAGATATTTGATCTTGCACCGTTGCCAAGATAGATTTCCAATGCCCCTGATCTTTCATGGCAGCTTGAATGGCTTTGGTAGAAGACATTTGGTCTTCCGCCGCTGCCATGGTAGCTTTCCAATGACCCTGGTCTTTCATGGCAGCTTGAATGGCTTTGGTAGAAGGAATTTGGTCTTTCGCCGCTGCCATGATAGCTTTCCAATGCTCCTGGTCTTTCATGGCAGCTTGAATGGCTTTGGTAGAAGGAATTTGGTCTTTCGCCGCTGCCACAACAGCTTTCCAATGCCCCTGATCTTTCATAGCAGCTTGAATGGCTTTGGCTGAAGACATTTGGTCTTCAGCCGCTGCTAAGACAGAATTCCAACGATCCTGGTCTTTCATGGCAATTTGAGCAGCTTCGAGATAGCTAGGCGTTTTTATCTTTTTCACTCGTCTCCGTACAAGTCGATCGGTAAGTTGTTAATTGTAAAATCGCTAATGACTACATCGCTTCCACCAGGTGTGAAATCAAATTTCCCTGATCCGGAGACAGTTTTTGTGAAATTTTCATCCATCCCTTCTTTGTCAGAGGACGCCATGAGTCGTAGATTTAAAGAGAGGCTGGTATTTTTGAACTCAAAAGTTCTATTCGGAACATCCACCCAAATATCTTTCATTTCGGCATAAACATCTGTGTCATTTATGCCATAATGACCTGGACTTGTTTCCTCTAGGATTTCATTCCATTCAGCACATGCCTCTGGGGAACAAAGTGCATCAGCTATCTTTTCTCTTATAGTGTCTATTTCCATTAAGTTTTTCCTTTTTTTATTATTTGTTAAAGCACTCTGTTATTAACTTTATGATTTCTTTTTCAATGGCTTCGGTTGTTATTCCACTAAGTTTATATTCATTTGTTGCACCTGCGTGTCCGCCCCGGCCGTCCATTATTGTGTTCTCGTGGCCTCTTATTTTATTGTGAACTCCATCTGTGGTGAAAGCTATGTGTGGGACTTCTCTCGCATTTTTTCCGTTTGGGAGAATAATCATTTTTATGGAGACATTTATAGAGTGTGTATCTCTCCCGTTAGTGGTGTCGTCCTGTAGGATTATGTCATAGCCATGGCCCCGCTTTTTGATCGCCTCACCCATTTTTGTCATGGTGGGTCTAATAATTTCTTCGCATTTTTGTTTAAAGTTTTCTAGAAAGATTGCTCGCTTCTTTTCTCTATCATCCTCCGCTTTTATTATTTCGTCTTGCTTGTGGTCATAGTTGTCAAAAACTGCATTCAACTTGTCGATTGCTTCGTCGCTCATTACTTTCTCCTCTTGGTTTTGTTGGTGTTTTCTCGTTTGATTTAGAACACGATAGGCACTGCCACATAACGAGTCAAGACCAGCAGCCACTCAATTTGCACAAACCACACGGCCACACTCTGTTTTTCACACCCCACCCTACCTATAAATAGCATTTTCCATGCCAGTGCACTACATGTTGGTACTAGAAATAGTAGTGTACTAGATCTAGTACCGACCCTCTTTATTTTCTGATTTTTTTCCCCTACCCTTACCTTAAATCAAGTTGCAAAAACGGAAACGATTTGAGGTCCTATGCCAACGCTCACAGAACTCCAGGAAAGATATACCAGAATTGATAAGGCAATTGGTGTTGTTGAGGATACTGGCCAAAGCTATAGCATTGGCAATCAGACTTATGCCAAAGGTGATCTGCGCACCATGTATGCCGAGAGGTCTAGGGTTGAACAGCAGATTACTGTCCTTACCCAACGTGGCCGTCTCTCTCATGCCACCACAGTGTTTGGGGGGCGTCGATGAAAGATACTCTTAGAACCCACCGTGCTCTTTGGAGACCAACTGCGAAAGAAAAAGGAATCAAAAAAACCGGTTTCCGAACAAAAGTTTACGACGCAGTAACCGCCCTGGTGTCCCTGCCTATTTCTATTTTTTCCCCTGGTCGATCTGCCATGTATCGGCACTACCGGCAAATGTACCGAACTTTTATCGCCGGCGAGCTCACAGGCCCTAATCAAAACTTTCGACCAGGTTCCAGATCAGCAGATGCCGAAATCAAGCGCGGCCTGAAAACCATTCTCGGCCGTTGCCGGGACCAGGCACAGAACAATCCTTCCATTGCCGGAAATATTCGTCGTATCGCCAACAACGTCATCCGTAGCGGTATCCGGCCGCAATTTCAATTCCGCGATAGTGAAGATAAACTCGATACCAATATAAATCGTGCCTGGGAAAAACTCTTTATGCGCTGGGCTCGTTATTCCGATGTAGCCGGCCATGATTCCTTCTGGGCTCAGCAGCGTCTTGCCCTTTCCCATATGTGGATTGACGGTGAATATTTTATCCATCGTGTCTGGGATACTTCCATCCCGGGTGTGGTTCCGCTGCGTCTGGAATTATTGGAACGAGATCATCTCAATACTTCCATCGATGGTGAGCTGGATAACGGAAACATTGCCCGTCAAGGTGTCGAGCAGGATCCTGTTTCAGGAAAACCCATTGCCTATCACCTTTTTCCAAACCACCCAGGCGATTATCAGTATGGATCCCTTGTCCAGGATTCCCGTCGGATTTTAGCGGAAGATATCATCCACGTTTTTGAGCGGCAGCGTATCAGTCAGTCCCTGGGAGTACCCTGGATTGTCTCCATCGTTATGGAAGCCTTTGATCTTGAGGATTACCGATCGTTTGAACGAATTGGTGCCAAGCTGGCTGCAGCCTTCGGCATCTTTGTCAAAACAAACTATCCGGATCTCGGTGGCCCTGGCCTTGGTGTACAACCAGGTGCCGAAAACAGTGAATGGCCGACCTCCTGGAAAGATATGCCGGATTATATCGAGCCCGGCAGGATCCAGACCCTGCCCTACGGTACCGATATTGCCATTGCCAGCCACAACCGCCCGGGGAACCAGTACGAACCCTATGTTAAAGAATCCCGCCGTACCCAGTCTGTAGGGCTGGGCATGAGTTACGAAGCTTCAGCAAATGATTATAGCGATGCGTCCTATTCCTCTACCCGTTCAGGTGCCCTGGAGGAAAGACTCTCTTACCAGGGACAGCAATTCTTCATCGATGAAAAAATGAATGACAAGGTTGCCGCCTGGTTTATCGAAGCCGCATGGATGGCTGGGCTTAACCCCATGCCCATGCCTGGTTTTCGTTTCGACCCATATCCCTATCTCGAGGCAGTGCAGCATCAGGATCCGGGCTGGTCTTGGGTCGATCCTTACAAGGATGGCCAGGGTTCAAAACTCAAGATTGATAATTTTCTTTCCACATATCGCCGGGAAGCCGCTGCACAAGGGGTGGATTTTGATGAGATGTTGGTGGATGCCATAGATCTGGAGGAGAAACTTACACCACTCTATGAGGCACGGGCGAAAAACAAAAAAATCCTGGAGGCAATCAGTGCCAAAGAGACAGTTCACTAGAGATCAGAAACAAGCCATACGGCAAGAGCTTGAATCTGCAGGGATGTATCGTGGCCTGCAGGTAAGAAATTTGGGGCCCGTAACTGCAGTCCGCGAAGAAGATGGCGAGGAATCCATGCGCTGGGTCCTCACAACGGAAAAAGCGGCAACGGTTTTCGACTGGCAACGCTGGGATTTTGTAGACGAGATCCTGCTTATGGATGGTGTCGTGCTGCCGGAAAATAAGCAGATCCCCTTCCTCGACAGTCACCGCCGTGGCTCCGTTGATGATGTTCTTGGGTCTGTCACGGATTTTCAGGAGCTTGCAGTTTCTGGTTTTGGCGGCCTTGACGGCAAGGTCCGCTTTGCCGCGGATGAAAAATCACAACGAACAAAGCAAAAGGCCCTCGATGGTCATCTAACAGATGGCTCCGTTGGCTATGAAGTTCTGAAATCCATATGGATTCCAGAGGGCGAGTCGGCAAAAATTGCCGGCAGAACCTTTGAGGGGCCTGTGAAGGTTTCTTACAAATGGGCATTAAAAGAATTTTCAGGAACGCCGATCGGTGCGGACAGTCTTGCTAAAGTGCGCAGTTTTTGCGCCGGCGATGTCTGCCGACTGGTTTAATAAAAAAGGATCATAGGAGAACAGTATGCATCCAAAGTTAAGAGCATTTTTAGAGGCCAATGGGCTTCGCGCCGATGCGAGCGAAAAAGAGGCGTGGAAGCATCACAAAAAACTTCAGGGCGAAGGTGTCGAGTTCAATGGTCCTGAGCGTACCGAAGGTTCGGGCGAAGGCGAAGGCCAGCGTTCTGTCGGTGACGGTACCACTGCACCTGTAGCTGGTGCTGAAGGTGGTGAGGGAGCAGCTCCACCTCCCGTGGATATTAGTCGTCAGATTCAGACAGGTATCCAGGACGGAATTGCCGCCGATCGTCTGCGCTGCCGTGATATTGAGGATGTTGTTGCAATAGCAGGACTTGAGGCGGATACCTCCCGCTCCATGATCGATCGTGGACTCACGGTAGATCAGGCAAGAGCTGAAGTCTTTGAGACCATGCGTACCCAGAATCCTCCAATGGGACCGGGATCAACGCAACGTACCCAGGTTGGTACCGAATCACGGGACAAGTTCCGTTCAGCTGTTGGTGATGGCCTGGCCCTGCGCTCTGGTATCACTGTTGCGACTCCTGCAGATGGGCATCGTGAATTCCGTGGCCGGACACTTCGTGATATTGCCCGTCAATGTATGGAAGCTGCTGGAGAGAATGTTCGTGGTCTCACTGACAACGAGATTGTCATGCGCGCCATTGCTCCTGGTTCCACTTCTGATTTTCCATTGCTCATGTCCAACCTGGTTGGAATGCATCTTCTTCAGGCGTATAACGAGTGGCCTTCTACCTGGCGTCCATTTGTAGCCATGGGTGATGCTAATGATTTTAAGGCGCTCTATGCTCTCAAGATGTCTGAGGCTCCGGATCTCAAGGGTATGAATGAGAACGGTGAATACCAGACCGCTAAATTCTCAGAGTCCGGAGAGAACTACCGGGTAATCCGCAAAGGTATCAAGGTGGCTCTCACCCGTGAGATGATCATCGACGATAACCTGCGGGCTTTCACCCTCATTCCAAAGTTATTCGGTTCGTCAGCCAAACGCATGGAAGGTGATGCGGTGTACGCGCTGATCACGGCCAATGCTGCTATGAGTGACGGCAAAGCGTTGTTCCACGCTGATCACAACAACCTGCTCGGCGCAAACCTCATCGATTCCGACGGATTATCCGCCGGCCGCGCTGCCATGCGTAAGCAAAAAGGCATGTCCGGTGCTGATATCGATGTAACTCCAGCATTCCTGCTGACATCGGTTGATGATGAAACAAACGCAGAAATCCTGCTCCGTTCCGCTGCGTTGCCAGAAGATAATAAGTCAGCAGCTGTCCACAATCCTTGGGCAGGCAAGTTGACTCCAATAGCAGATCCCCGTCTGGCTAATACCGACTGGTATCTCTTCGCCCATCCAAATCAGTTCCCCGTTATTGAGGCATCATACCTGATGGGCCAAGAGCAGCCTTATGTTGAGGAAATGATCGACTTTAATTCCGATGCCTTGGTCACCAAGGTGCGCCACGAGTTTGGCGCCGGCGTTGTTGATCATGTCGGTGCTTCCAAGACGCCGAAGGCATAACAGAAAGTGCTCAGTTGTCGGCTCTCAGGGGCTGACAGCTGAATACTGATAACTATTTTTTAGGAGTTTTACCATGGCACAAAATCATATTCAAAAAGGGGCGGCAATGCCCTGGACCAACGACACCGGAGCAGATGTGGTTTCGGAAGAAGTAGTAGCTTTGCCAGACATGATTGGCGTTGCTGCCCACGATATTGCAGATACTGAGGACGGTGAGCTCCTCGTCGAAGAAGTATTCGAAATTGCCAAAGAGGCACCACTGGTGATTGACCAGGGCGATGATGTCTACTGGGACGATGCTGCTGATCAAATCAATAAGACCAATACCAATGTCCCTGCAGGTAAGGCTTTTGCTCCTGCTGGGTCAGCCGACACCACCGTCCTGGTCAAACTGAACGCGTAGTTTATGAGCGCTACCGGGAAACAAATGGCTGCAGATCTTGCAGCAGTTCTGGCTGATCCTAATGGTCCGGCTGATCTCGTCAATATCGCCGGCGTTGATTTGCTAGCCATCCGTCAACCTGCATCCTGGATCCCTGCTGGTGAGATCGAGGGTGCCCAGGTTGAGCGGGAAGTGTTTTTTCTCCTGCAGGAGAGGCTTGGGTTTGTCCCTGTCCCCTGGTCGGAATTGCTTGTTGATGGCCGGCGCTGGTCTGTAGAGGCTGTTCCTGAAAAGGGGCTTGTGCTTGAGTTGGTTCTGGTGAGGTATGGATCGTGATTGAGATTAACACAGATGATCTGGACGAGCTGCGTGACATGGTGAAGGGGATTCCAGTGGCTGAAAAAGCACTGCTCAAGGCTATACTTTCAGCCATTAACAGCACCATGACGAAAACGAGAACCAAGGCCATACAGCTTGTGCGCCGTGACTATGCGGCAAAGGCCCAGTATCTGCGTGTGACATTGCCGATTTCAAGGGCAACTACACACACAATGGAAGCCAGGATGCTTGGTGAGGCAAGGAGTATCCCTCTTGCTCATTTTGATCTGTGGGAAAAAGGGGTGCCTTCTACCATTCGTTTCGGTACTCAATATTCGCCAAAGATGGGGGTCTCATTACGGGTTATGAAAGGCTCGTATAAGAAAATCAGAACCGCATTCGTTGCCAAAATGTCATCCGGACATGTTGGTGTTTTCAGTCGGTTTGATAAGTCCGGATCCACAATGGGTACCGCCAAAAGCGGTAAGGAAAGAATCCAGGAACGCTTTGGACCCTCCCCGGGAGCCATCCTTGCCAGTACCAGGTACGACGAGGAGCTCGATGATTTTGTTTATGACACCCTGGAAACGGTGATGGCTGAAAAGGCTGAACAATTTATTGGAAAAATGGGGTTACGCTAATGCTTGATCTCCTCGATGCCGTCCTGGCAAGGGCAACCGAATTAACAAAAGATGAGTTGTGGGATGATCCTGCAACAACAAGCGGTAAAAGAACCCTGCGAACTTATCGTGGCAGCCTGCCGCCGAAACGTTCCACGAATGATCAAGGACACGATCACCCTTTCCTTGTCGCCAGGATTTTAAATGGTGGTGAAAACACAATGCAAGGCAGAATTACAGTACGCCTGGTTGGTGGCCTTCACACCCATGACACTGTGGATGATGGTCTGGTGGATATTGACAGGCTGCTGACTTTCCTCCTGCAAATCCCTTTGGTGCGGGATTACCTGCTCTACACCATGGAAGAAGACGTAAGCTGGTTCTTTGGAGATCCCAAGGACGGTGGCCAGCCACACCCGAAATATTACGTAACGGTTGATCTGGTGTTCACAAGATCTCCGGTAGTTAACAATTATTAATCAAAAAATACGGAGCACAAAATGCACGGATTTAGAGGCGCAGGCCGACCGAAGTTCGCACTATACGATGAAAGTACCGGATTACTTATTAACAAGTTTTACCCCATGGGCAACCTTGTAACACTGGTACTGACTGAGGAGGCAGAGACCATCCAGGTGCTCTCCACCGATCACGAAAACAATGGCAGCACCCTGGACTCCATGGAAGATCCAAAGCCGGTAGCCGGCAAGCTCTCTTCCAATACCTTCAATCACCGCATGCTGGCCATTGCTTTTATGGGCGAATCTGCGGCCAAGGCAATCTCAGAAAGCACAGTCACTGATGAGGATGTTGTTGCGGTACTTGGCGGATCTGCTCGTCTTGCTTTGGGATCAGCGTCTGGTGTGGATGTTCAGGATGAAACGGACACCACCACCTATGTGGAAGGAACAGACTACACCGTTGAGACCGGACCGGGATTCACCCTCCTGACTTTCCCAACCACTTCCAGTATCACAGATGGCGTAACCTTGCATGTGGATTACACCGCAGGAGCAGATACCGGCTACAAGATCACCGGTGGCACCAAACCATCGAAGAAGATTGCCATTCTCTTTGACGGCCGCAATCAGTTCACCAAGGAAGAAGTTCTGCTCGATATCTTTGAGTGCACCATCAAGCCTGCAGGCGGTTTTGATGTGATGTCCAAGGATCCTGCTGTCCAGGAGTACGATATTTCTCCAATCAAGCGGGCTGATAAGGACTCAACCTATCACGTTCATGTGAAGAGCTAGGAAATACTGATCTCTGAAAACTGAAAGGTTTCTCCTCCCTCCTTTTCAGTTTTCAGCTGAAGTCTGCCAATAAAAAAAAACAAAGGAACAAAATCATGCAGGAAACTAAAAAACCAGCACTCCGGAAAGAATACACTGTCAAGGTTGACACCCATGTCCACAAGGGAAAAGCCGTTGCCAAGAACGATAAAATCAGCCTCACCGAAAAACAGGCTGAACGCCTGAAAGGCATGGAAGTGATCTGATATGGCCGCTTCAGAAACTGTAACTATTGGCGAGACGAAATTTACTGCCATAGAGCTCACGGTCAAGCAGATCAAGGAAATGATGGAGGGTGTTGTTGATAGCGCTGCTATCAACAATATCATTGACACCGATATTCCTGCTGAAGGGGTGGCCCTTGCCTGTGGTGTCACTATTGGGGCCCTTGAGGAGCATCTTCCATCAGATCTCAAAAAGATTTGGGGGGCAGTTGAAAAAATAAACCCTTCTTTGGCGGGCATGGCGAGGAACACCACGGCAGTGCTGGAACAGTTGGAGCAGCTGTCGAAATCCTTACCCGCTGTGTCTGCCGACTCATCCAGTTAGGGCACCACGATGCCTGGAATTACCCCTGGTCAACTTTTGAGATAGCCCTGGAAGAAGCAAGCAAAAAATAACGAGTGTGAGGCCCGCCCTCACCTCGTTTCCTGTAAACCGAGATTTTTTATATGTCATCAGCATCCAAAAAATTTGTCTACACTATCCAGGCTCAATACAAGGGTGACGGTGAGCTCAATAAGCTCAAAACCGGTTTGCAGGCAATTGGTAATATCAAGTCCTTTGAACGGCTGAATAAAAATATCAGCGGCACGGCAAAGGAGCTTGATAAGGCAGAAGCTGAGGCCAAGAAACTGAATGCAGCACTGGACGGAAGCCATACGGCAAAAATGGCTAATGAAGCCCAGAAAGCGGATCGTGCCGTTGCTGGTCTCACAAAAAGGCTTGATAGAGAGCAGGAAAAACTATCCGGGCTGTCTGACAGTTTGCGACAATCTGGTATCAACACCGCCCAGCTCGCTACCGAACAAAAAAAGTTACAGAAATCCATGCAATCACGGGGCGGTGTTGTTGCCGCCCGTAATGCATTGGATATCCGCTCCACCCGTGAAATAAAATCAGAAATAATTGCTCTCTCCCGAGCATACAAAACCCTTGAGAATTCCGGCAAAGCCTCCATGGCAGAGCTGGCCGTTGCCAAGGAGCGCTTGCGGGCCAAGACCAAAAAACTCCATAAGGAACTTGGACGTGGCCCCGGCCTTTTCTCCAAATCAGCCAAGGGGATGCGTAGCCTGCACGGTGTCGCTCTCTCCCTCTCCACCCTTTTTGCAGGCTTTAGTGCCACCATGTTTGCCAAAGCAATTTTTGATGCCGGGGTTTCCTCCCAGTCCCTGGTAATGGCTTTTGAGGCAATTTATGGCAGTGGTGAGAGGGCACGGGAGGAGCTTGAGTTTGTAAAAGCTGCATCCGAAGAACTGGGGCTGGTTTTTGAATCCACCGCGAAGTCATACAAGGGGATTTCTGCCGCATCCAAAGGCACCATTCTGGAAGGCAATAAGACCCGCAAGATCTTTCTGGCTGTTTCTTCTGCTGCTACTGCCCTGGGACTTTCATCTGATGACACGTCAGGTGCTCTGAATGCTATTTCCCAGATGATGTCCAAGGGCAAGGTGCAGGCTGAAGAACTTCGCCAGCAGTTAGGTGAGCGTTTGCCTGGCGCCTTTAACCTTATGGCTGAAGCTATTGGTGTTTCGACTGAAGAACTCAACGATATGCTGGAAGCCGGTGAAGTCGGTATCGATGTCCTTGAGAAGTTTGCCGATGTCCTCCAGGACAAGTACGGCAAAAGCGCCCTGGAGATGGAGACCGCTCAGAAGGCTGTCAATCGCATGGCAAACGCCTGGTTCGATCTCCGTGTGGAAATTGCCAACTCAGGTTTCCTCGACAAAGCAACAGAAGGCATGGAGGCCCTGACCACAGCCCTCAAAGATCCACAGGTACAGCAGGCAGCGAAAGATCTCGCCAATACCATCTTTGCCCTGGGTGAAGGTGTGTTCAAATTTGGTTTTTTTGCCAAAGCCACCTTTGAGGTAGTTGCTTCCGGTATCCTCAGCCTTGTGCAGTATGGCGCTGGCATGATTTCCATGTTTGCCCTGCTCACAGACACCCTCGGCATCACCAAAGGCGCTTTTGAAGAGCTACAGGCGATCAGCGAAGCAGCAGAGGGAGCAGCCATTGAGCTTGCCGACAAATCCATGCAATCATGGGACATCATGAAAAAGGGCGTCTCCGGCTACGCCAAAGAGACCAAAAAAACCGGCTCAGTGGTGGAAGATACATTCAAGAATATCGAGAAATCTGCTGAAGACGCAGCGGCTGTCCAGACGCAGGTAACAAAAGAATCCCTCAAGGAAATGAAACGGGAATACAAAGGCCTCTTGAAGGAGGTCTCTGCTATTCAGAAAAAAATCAGGGATCTGAATGGAGGCATAGAAAAAGGTGCCGGTGGCTCTGCTATTGGCTCTCTTGCTGCTGAGTTGCGTGAGATGTCACGGTCCAATATGACCGATCTTCAGGTGTGGAAGGATAAGCGCAAAGAGGCTGATGAATATTTCGTTGCAGCTCAGAAGGCAAGAAAAGAAGCAAACCGCCTCTCGGCTGCCGGGGACTACAGCGGGGCCAAGATCTTATTTGAGCAGGCCGCTGAATATGCAGACTCTGCCAAAGATCTTTACAAAGACCTCAACGAAGAGGTGAAGAAAAACGACAAGGTTGTGATCTCCTCTGCAAGGGCACAGAAGATCGCCATGGCAGAGACAGCAGCTACCGGAAAATTACAGATTGAAGTGCTGCGTGATCAGGAAAAAGCAGCCCAGGCAGCTGCAGACGCCCTCGACCAAAAAGCAAGCGGAAAACTCTCAGGTAAAGAAATCATTGAGGGTGAGATAACAGCAACCAAAAACTTGCAGGACGAAGTGGGCAAGGTAGGCACTAAGTGGCAGAAGGTCTGGAAAGAGAACAAAACTCAGGGTGATGGGGTGCTTGATGGCTATGAGGCCAAAATCAAGCAGCTGGACGGCACTGTCATAACTCTCTACATGCAGGAAGTTACCAAAAAACGTTGGGGCGGAATGGTTGGAAATCTTGCCATGGTCAATGCCCTGCGTATGGCCACAGGTGGAAAGCTTGCCGGTTATGGTGGCGGCGATCGCATCCGTGCCCTGCTCGAAGCGGGTGAGTTTGTGGTTCGAAAGGAAGCTGTTGCCAAATATGGCCCCGGATTTCTCCATGCCCTCAATTCCATGCAGCTTGATATGGGTGCCCAGGTACAAGCTAGAATCGGTGGCTATATCAGTAGTGTTGCTGCTCCTGTTCTTATGCAGTCAGGAGGGCAAGTCGCTGCCCCCCAATCAATGGGCCATTACACCGTAGACATAACCAACCGAAACACAGGAACAACCATCCCGGTAATGACCAGCAGCAGGCAGAATGCTGAAGCTCTTATCAGAGAGTTGCAAAACATGGGGGCCAGCGCAGCATGACCATTTCTCTTGGCGGCATAGTTCTTGACGATCATCTTCTCCTGGATGGCCTGGAAATCTCAAAAGACGTTGCTATTTCCACTGTCGTTACCCTGGGCGGTTTGGCTGTTTCGCAAACCATGCCACTGACTGGCGGCAGGCTATTGTCTCTGGTAGCCCTCCGGGAAGGCAATAGCCTTAAAGGAAAGTTCCTTCGTCACCAGTTGATGGCAATCAAAGCACTTGCCACGTTGGGACAGGAAGAAACGCTTGTTCACCATATGGGCACATTTTCTGTACTCATTGTGTCCACAGCAGAAATTACTCCGGTTAAAAAATATCGAAATCCCCAGGATGACGATTGGCTCCATGGCCCCATACAACTCATAGAGGTTTAAAAAAAGACCATGCTAGACACAGACATAAAAACATATCACGCAGCAGAAGTCTCAAGCGCATCCACCAACGGCGGGCGCATGTCTGCAAATGAAATCATCTCAGGCGTGGTCAATAACGTATGGCCACATGTACCAAAGGCAGAGCGTATCGCCGGATCAACCCTGCACCGAAAAATATTAATTAAAGTAGCAGATGATTCAGACGGGACTCTTATTGCGACTCAGAAATACATAGACAAACCGACACCAGGCGATGATTGGATTGTTGCCTTTCTTGGAACCATGACAGACACCCAGGCTGACATCACCGGAAGTGAAAGAAAACACGGACCATCAGTCCTCCAGGCAAATATTACCGGAAACCCCTCCACATTCACAGTTACCGTTGAAGATGCAAGCCTTGCCACCGGAACGGATGCAATTTTTCAGGATGGAGACGATATCCTCCTGACCGACAAAGTGACACCAGACTCAGGTACTGGAACAGAAGAATTTTTGACAATTTCAGGTGTTCCATCGGTAACAGGAAACGACATCACGATAACTGTGGAAGAAGCAATTGCCAATGATTACACCGCAGGGGCGGCCTGGGCCGCAACGTTGATATCAAAGGGCGATGTGAAGTGCAGTACTGACACCTTTGTCGATACAACTGCAGGGGATGGTGCATATGATGACGCATCATATCCCGTAATCTGCGACAATATCGGCACCGTTGAGGACGAAATAACCATACAGTTTACTGATCCAACCCACTTCAATTGCACAGGCTCAAGCGGTATCGACTACGGATCAGGGGAAACCGGAATAGATTTCAGCCCCGAAAATTCAGATTTCACAAAACCCTATTTCACCCTTGAGCAAGCTGGATTTTCAGGAACCTGGGCAGCCAGTGACACGATAACTTTTAATATTCACCCTGCTGCTTTTGCAATATGGCTCAGGCGTACCGTTCCTGCTGCCAGTACATCGCTTGCAAACAACAAAGTGACCACGGTAACCATTGGCGAATCAGACGCTTAACATATCCCTTTCCACTCCTGCATTCGATACAGCAGATTATGTGCTGATCGAGCAGGAGCCATGGGGAAAAGACGTAGGCCGCACCTCCATGCTACAGGGTATTCAGGGTATTCAGGCGTCCATTTATGGCGGCCTGTTTCCTGATCCCAACTGTGGCGGGCTAAACGGTTTTGACACACCAATCTATGTTTTCCCTTCACGCCCCGAACTGAACGTAAAATTTGCACTGAGCCATGGCAGCTTTATGCCGTGCAAGGTGGAAAACGTTATCCGGGAAGAGGTTGTGCAATGCGGATTGCAGGACAGTGCAGAGATTGACTATCCACCGGTTGGCATCGTCACCTTATCATGGATTGGCAAATGCTACGACGAATCGGGCAACGAACTCCCCAAACCTGCCGTGGTGGTTATTGGCAGGCGGTTATCGTTCAGCCAGAAGGTTTTTGGCTCTATCCGGGCAAGGTATTCTGTATATCGAAAAACCTATGCCTGCCGGATTGAGGAGCGTGACGATTCAATAGAAAACAATTTCGATGCTGTTGCCTACGCCAGATGGAATGGCGGTGTCGTGTGGCTGGAGATAAACCCGCCATCCGGTTACGACGCAACCAGGGGCAATTGCGGAAACGGTGTATATGGCCAGGACGGTGGCGGCAATAGTGATATCTGCTCACCGCAGGGCAGTAAATATCCTGTGGCGGCACGGGCCAATCGTCACACGAAAGTAGTGTACTGCCTGCAGGAAATTATGTCCGACGAAACAACCGAAATTATAGATTACGACAACGACAAGCAACCGTGCCATGAACCAGACGATACCACTACAACTAACTGATCCCCGTGCAACAGCTGCCTGCAATGCGGGTGGCAGTGTATTTGTGCATCTGGAGCAGATAGGGCAGACCGCAACGGACAAGACTGCATCCATGTTTGATCTCAATCAAATGGTGGCCAAAGCAAGATCCGGCGTTTCTGCACTCACCTATATGCGAAGCGACTGCACGGCGCATGTGGCTGGTGATAATCTTGTTGTCAATTTTTCTTTTTATGTCTGGCCTTCCAGCCGGGACATGCGCTACCGATTAGACAGCACCATTGGTGTCCTGTCTGATCCGCAAATCGTTGAGGATTACACCGAGTTTTCTCTGTTATTTGGTCTTAGCAATGCTGTGGGGCTTGATTTTATCCTCACAGAAATAAACTCCATCCGTTGGGAAACGCCTTGTTATGACAGTAACGGGCAGCAGATCCCGGACGTACCGCTCACCATAAAGAACGATAATACTATCTGTGCAGAACGTGAAGTGTTTGGCGTGGCACGGATCAGGGGCAGAAAATGGGGCAAAAAGCATACGCTTACTGTCACCCTGCCCAAAGAGGATCTTTCAATTTCAAACCTGCAGGCATCGGTTACGGCTGATTGGGGTGATCCAACAACCACCCTTGACGATTCCAGTTCCACGGACACCCTGCAGCTTGAGGTTCCGCAATGTGTCAAAGACATACTGGCCTGGTGTGATGGCGATCAGGCATCCATTGAGAATATTCTTTTTAATATTATGGGCGGCATAAGCAATATATGCGGAGCACAGTCGCAGACCGAAAAGCCACGCATTGCCTACTTTTCAACATGCACAGGCAGTCTGATTGAGGTTGTTGTGGGCGATACCGAGGGGTGGTGCAGCTGATGAATAATCAGGCACTCTCCATATCCCTGTCTAACAGGGAAACAATCACCGATCCCTACTGGCTCAATATGGAGATTGTGGAGGATGAGCACGTAGACGGCATGACCATTGGCGCTGCTGCTGAAATAATTGACAGCCTTTACGATATAGAAATTTGTGGCAAAGACAACCCCGATCTGTGGAACATGGGCGGCACCAGGGAGCCAGCAGAAGAAAAATTTAATGATGTTATCGGTTCCATTGCCCCAGGCCTTGCCGATTGCAGAAACATATCCAGCATAACAGATGACCCTGGTTCCTATGATGTGCAGGTAAAGGTGTATCGCAGCCATGAGTATGAGAAATACAAATTCATAGTATCAAACGGCACCGCCAGCGGCCCACAGCGCATTGACAGCGAACAAGTAACCGAAACTGTGCATGTGGAGAACGCCACCCATGTGACCATGGATAAGCCAGTGGGTGGAACCATAAACCTTGCGTGGATTGGTGCCAGTGCAACACCTGAAATAAAGATACTTGGTAACACATTCTACTGGGAAGGCAACGTCACAGGCACCCTGCGTGCTGAATTTGGCACCTACCACGATCTTATAAATGTGCATGTCCATGGCCAGGCTGGGGAATCGTCTGTAATTACTGGCAGTATGCCGCCTGAGATGTTTGGCGAGGGCTGGTATTCGGGCAGTGAGAATAACGCAGAACTTGAGAATATACAAAATATCCAGTGCAGCGTGCTTGCTTTCTACCATTACCAGTATGAAGAGTTGCAACTCAACCGTCCGGAAGATGATGGCTCTGTAAGCGACGATGTGCGCTACGGCATATGCGCAACCGATGTCACCCCCTACGAAGGCGAAGAAATTGCAGGGGATGAGGACGGAGAAAAGAACTGTTTTCAACTGACTAATCAGACAAATATCTGCATCTGTTCTGGCGATACTTCGCAGGATAGAAGCAGGAAAGCTGTTGCCTGCCCTGCAGGGGTGCTTGCCGGAACCGAGCTTGCAGGCGAGAAAGAAACCACAAATTACACAGATTGTGGTGAACGCGAAGAACCTTATCTACCGGAAGTGTACGAGGAGAAGTGCTGCTATCCTCCTGCCGATGATTTGCAGGCGCTGTTTTACCCTCAAGATGAAAGGTTGCCATGGTGCAAGACACGCACAACTGCCTTTGCTGGCGGTAAAGAAATGGACCAGGCCACAAAAGACGAACTGAAGGCGCAGTATCAGAACATATCCTTTATTGGTGTTGCCCCACCATCAACAGGCTGCGGGGAATGGACACTGGAGCAGGTTATCAAGCAGCATAGTTGCTGTGAGGAAGTTTCCCCCATTGCCTGGGACGAGGAAAACTCTGTTGAAGTGATCGCCGATGGTTCTTCTGGCACCGTTTTTGTCACAGGGGGTAAAGCCCCTTATACATGGACAGTCAGGGGACAGGGTGCCTACACAAATGCCAGTTATACAGAACGTGAGGCGGTAACAGACAGCCCATCCCTTGATATGTTTATGGAGAATGGCTGTGGTTTGGTCAATATCAGCGTCACCGATGGCTGCTCTGTCGCTACCGGTTTCGTCAGGTCTGCCACAGGAGAGTGGGTGAAAATACGGGACTCAGGCTACAACGTTCCTTACTACGTAGGTTCTGGTGGCTGTGATTCAGGAACTGTCCCATGCCGATATAACGATGAACGCAGTAACACAACTACTTCAGGGAAGTATATGTCAAGAGTCACATCTTTTATCATAGGTAGGCATGGGTCGATAACTGGAGCATTCCTGCGTTCTGAGTGTGGCACCCCTGCTGCCTCTTGTGAGTCCTATCTAACTGGGGACTGTGACTGGGTAATAGATGTACCTGATGACGGAGTATACGGAGGTGAACCAACACCGCCATGGCGTGACTGTTCTGAGGGTGTGTGTAGAGGCTCATGCTTCTTTGATTATTATTTTCCAGTAGCAAGAATAGAGACATGGGAGTGGATATGTTGAGTCTTGAGGCCTATAGCGTAGCAACTTTACAGTCGTTTAAGCAACTTTTGCACGCAATCGGGCAAGAGGGTATGTCCGTGGATCTTGCCAAAGCTAATGTGGAAAATGCAATAAAGACAAGGGCTGGCGTTACCAGACTTGCCAGTCAGCGCACCACCAGGAAGATAAACAAGAACAAGCCACAGGCTGCTATCTGTCCGTCGTGCGGCAGGCTCTCTTATGAGCCATACGGGAATGTTGAGGGTTTGGATATTGTTATGTGTAACCCGTGCGGCTATAGCGAGGTGGTTAAATGACCACTTTAATAGATGAAAATGACGTTGTTATCTTGCATTCAGATCATGATAATGGGTCGCAGGATATAGTTGATTCGTCGTTAAGCCATTTCCCGATAACGGTGCATGGCAATGTGACGCATTCGACCCTGTGTTCAAAGTTTGGCGGAAGTTCACTGAGGGCTGCGACATACGACGATTACATAGAGATAGATACGTCAGGAGCAGGAGTTGCGGGAACTGAAGATTTTACACTTGATTTTTGGGGTGCAAGGGGAGATGCAAGTAATGTAGGGCGTATGTTAGCGCTAGCATCCTTTCCCTCTATGCTCGAAAACGCCACACCGCCCTATGCAGGCGCGTGGCAGATGTATATGGAAACGTGGAGCACGACAGTTAATCTACTTGTCCAAAAGTATAAGCCCACCTCTTCATCTTCAAGCACGATAAGCTCTTCGTTAGCGCCACCAAACAGCGCAAGGGTCTTTGACCATTACGCCTATGTGCGTGAGTCTGGAGCATTCAGAGCCTATAAAAACGGAATACTGAAGAAGACGCAAACAGTAGCAATAAACATGACAGATGGGTCAACTCTTTATATTGGCCATGGTACAGACTCAAGCAAACCATACAACGATGCCAGAGAATATTTCATTGATGAGCTGCGTTTTTCGGTAGGTGTCGCCAGATGGACTGCAAATTTTACGCCTCCAACTGAACCATACGCAGCCCCTCCAAAGTACAACAAATCAATAGTTAATGCCCTCTACACCATAGCCGAGGAACCAAAATCAAGGGCAGTTGATCAAAACTATACGCTTTCCGGTGAGCATCTTATAACAGCGCTTGACCACATCTATGGGATAAAACTTGGATTGGCAATGGCCATGTATTATGGCGATGCTCCTGCGTTAATGCAGATAAGCAATCAGTATTACGGTGATGCTCCAGCGCTGATCAGATCAATGCAGATGAAATATGGAAACCTGCTTGCTATGCAAAAGCATGTGGCGATGCCATACCATATCCTGAAACCACTGCAGGCAATTATGGAGGCCCGCTATGGAATCAACGGGGAAGCGCTGCAGGCCATCATGGAGCAGAATTACTCGCTCAGCGAATATAATCTGCTCCTGAAAAAACTGGAGATGCCATATCTCCTGCAATCGGATTCCATGGTGCAAGAGGTTTCAACATCCCTCACCATCGCAGGTAATGCGGTTGCCTTTACCCACCTTAACATCGAGCGCAGCCACGCAAGTTTTGTGATTACAGGTGAAGCGCACCTGGCAGAACTTTCAGAATACATGCAGATAGAGCTTGGCGATGAAGTTGCCGCCACCTGCAACGCCACCACCTACAATTTGATTGTGGTAAGTAGAAAACGATCCCGCCCAGGTGGGCCAGCCACAACCTTTATTATCAATTTTGAATCCCCTGCCATCACCCTTACCGCTCCCTGGTCAAGACCGCTTTTGCAGGAGTTTGCCCAGGCAACAGCAGAATCAATCATCAATGATCTGCTGGGCAGCCTGGGGCCTGTTGACTATCTGGCAGAAACATTCCCGGTGCTGGCCGACACCCTCTATGCAAATGATGAAGACGCCCGCACGATTATCAGGAAACTGACGCAATCAGTTGGCGCAGTCATGCAGTCCAATCCTGATGGCTCCATCCGCATTGAGCCTGAATATCCGGTAAGTGTTCCCGCATGGGAGGCAGCCACGCCAGATTATTACCTCACCGATGAAAAGAACTTTGTCAGCCAGGACGAAACCCCGGTACGCAACAGTGGCCAGAACAAATATCTGGTTGGCAATCAGCTATCCAGTGATGAACGGATCTGGACTGAGCAGAACGAAATCAGTGCAAATCTGGTTGAGGTGCTTGGTTTTCAGGTGCCATGGGCAAGCAGGGAGGTCGTGGAGCTTACCCACTCAGGCGGATCAGCAGTACAGACTCCTGAGTATATGGGAGTGGTTGAGGAAACATCCCCGCCCCTGGATGAGCCAGCGGAACAGGTTGAATTTGTGGCAGGCTTTTCCAGTGCCAAACGCCCAATATATGGCGATTTGCAGATAACATGGATGCGTGAGCAGTTAGGCTCAATCGCCTATGCAGAAGATGGAAAACTTGAGGCGGAATTAAAAACAGGAACCACAGACGGATATTCTCTGGCTGAGATCCGCTACACCACCAAATATCACAAATGGCTGGTGCGGGATAACGTGGCAGAAGATGTGCAATTTATACTGTGGGTGGCGCAATGATAGAAGTTGCAGCAAGTACCGTTGTCAGCTTTGGCAGTGCAGGGGCCTCCGGTGCTCTGGTTGTTTTTGAGCTTGATGAGGCCATGAACGATGGCAAAACATCCTTTGCCCCGGAGGACGAAGTGTTCCTGCGTCTGCATCACGAGACATCGGTGCAACTTGAACGCATTGCAGCCACCCATGGACAGATTGATTTCCAGGGCGCAGGCTACAGAAGTATTGAACAGCAGCTGCTGTGGGAAGATGCGGAGACAGAACACGAACTTTCCTATGTTCCCAACGGAGGGCTGGCTGCCATCTATTACGGTAACGAGGCCAGCAGCTTGAAAAAGTCAGGAGACAGAATGGCGGTTATTTCTGGCGGTGTTTTTCCCGCTCTTTCGCTTGTCAGCTATTCATCTGGATTTTCACTGTTCAGGCTTATAACCCCTAAAATTGTCCTGGCAGAAAACGAAATATACCCCATTTCGGTGGTTGCCTATATGGAGGAAGTATGACCGTTTCAGTTTTAGTGCAGCGCCGGCCAGCAGATTATCAGGGGCCTGATATTTCCGATACACTCATTGCAACCGACGCCCAGGCCATGGCCAGGGGCAGAAAAGAGATAGATAAAAACTTTTCAGACCGGGTGCTGGTGTCGGGCAGCTGCCCCATGCAGCCTGATATGCAGCCGGGGAAAATCATTGCCATGACAGATTTGCAGACCGGACAGTACCGGGCCATGCTCAAAAACTTTGCACTCACCATCACCAGGCAGCAGGACGGATCGTTTACCGCTGCTACCAATATCACCATGGAGCGTGAGGCGTGAGTGTAATACTTGAAAACCTGCTCAGAAAACCGGAGCCGATAAAGCAGTTTGCCACGGTGGTAAAACCCCTTGGCGGCAACAGATATCAGGTGCAGGATTCATCTGGCCGGCTGATGCCTGTTGATGCAAGTGTGAGCTGGCGAGTTGGTGATGGGGTGACAATTAGTCAGGGGCGTATTGTTGGTAAAGCTACGAAGTTTATTAATCCTAAAACATATGAGGTTTGAAATGAAAGATTTATTGAGTTTTTGCTGTTGGCTGACGTTGTTGGTGATGATGGTTTTTTTGGGTGGGTGTGCAGCACCTGAATCTGCTATCACCAAGACCTATGAGATCGAGCAGGAAACGGATGATGGGCACAATATTCTGGTGTTAATTTTTGATGCCGATGTGGATAGCAAATCAACGGTTAAACAGGATGCAAAAACGGATGCCAGGACAAAACTTGATGCTGCGCTGGCACAGACTGGGTCTACCCAGCAGAATGCAAGGGAAAATGCCGGGGCTGTTATGGAGGGGATTAAGAGTGTTCTGGGAGCTGCCGGCAGCGAAAAGAAAGAAGCTGCGGCGGTGGTGTCTCCGGACGTGGTTGCTCCGCCGATCGTTACCCAACCAGCAGGAGAAACCACCGAAAACGGCCTCTATTGGGGGCGTCATAACGGTGACAGGGCCACATGGTATTTTACTAAAAGCATGACTGCATATCCTGACATTATTTACCTGACCGTTGATGGCTGTGTCTCAGGCGTGAAAGTAAAAACGACTGAAGTCGACCATGAAGGAAATCCGAGATTTGTAATAGATGGCTACATCGTCAAGCAGTCTGATGTTTCGGGGCGTGGTATGGCGGTTGTGGCTCCCAGCTCATGCCTGAGTGAAAAGGCAAGCATAGCATACTGAAGCCATGACAAAGCTCTACGCTCCTCAAGCATACTGGCGGCTAAGCCCTGCAGCGCATAAAGAAATCTGTAACGGTTGCGGGACTGCTGGCTGGAAAGGGAAGCTTGTCCCTGGGCACCTGCTCTTCCTTTCCATCAAAGAGGCCTGTGATATCCACGATTATATGTATCACGTTGGTACCTGCCTTGGGGACAAGGAGGAGGCAGACCGGGTATTCCTCAACAATATGATCAGGATTGTGGAGTCTGAGTCTGTATGGTTCCTCAAGCGCTGGCGCAGACATATGGCTGTTGATTATTACGGGGCAGTTAAGGATTTTGGGGGGCTTGCGTTTTGGGCTGATAAAAATGAAAGTGGATGTATGGGAGTGGCCTATGCAAGTTAAACAAAAAGGACTGGAGCGCCATGGAAAGCAGACTTGAAAAACTTGAGGATAAGCTGGGAGACATACGGGCCGATCAGTCATCGATAAAAAAACATATCGAACTGATGGGCAAGACCCTTGGCACCTTGGCCGACGTTCGCTCTGAAACGCTGCACATTATGAAGCAGCAGGCTCAGGACAGAAAGGAACATGAGGAAATTTTTATTAGGCTGCGCAAGGTCGAGGCCGGGCGGGTTGCCTGTGATGAAAGGCATAAGACATCGGAAGCCAGTACCGGAGAACTGAAATCAGACCAGCGATGGGTCGTGGGGCTTATCTTTGCCAGTATTTGCGGTTACGTTTTTAAAAAACTTTTTATGTGAGAACTAAATGGCTGCTCCTTCATATACAACAGACCTGACAACACTTGCCATTGGATCAATATCAGTTGATGCCGGGACGTGGGATGAATCGTCAGATGCTGCCTGGGATGATGAAGGTTCCATGGTGGATGACGGCAACCTCTTTTATAACGGCAGCAAGTGTGTTTCTGCCCAGTTTACCAAGGATGGTGTTGGTACGATTATGTATGAGCATACATCGTCGATCACCGTTCCCACGGATGGTGCTGTGCTTATTCATCACCTGTGGGCTGCACCTCCTGCCCTTGCCACTCTGGCAAATGGCGGTGTGCGGGTCATGGTTGGTAATGGATTCGGGGATTTTTATGCCTGGAACGCATCCGGCAATGATGCTCCTCCTGCTCCCCGTGGTGGCTGGGCAAATTATGCAATCAATCCGGCCATTGCTTCTCCTGGTTATACGGTGGGATCTCCTGCCACGCCATACGATACTTTCGGGATTGCGGTATCTGCAACTGCTCAGGCCCGTGGTAATCCAAACGCTTGTAATGCTATCAGGTATGGGCGCTGTACTTCAATCTATGAATTTGGTGATGGTGGCGGCTATGCCACATTTGCCGGATATGCGGCCATTGATAATGCCTCGAGTAACAGATGGAATCTGCTCGATCCGGTAAAAGGTGGCTATGAGCACCAGGGCCTTATGTCCCTTGGCACTGCCACTAATGCTGTTGATTTCAGGGATGCGAATGTAAGTATTTCCATTGCTGACACCATTAATGTGACGGCCCCTTTCAATAAAATTGAGGTGCATAACGCTTCATCGAATATTGAACTGGCTGCCATATCAATTTCGGCCCTGGGTACAACATCGAAGGGCAGTTTTGCGGCTGTGGATAATGCGACCATTGCCAAGAATTCATGCACATTTACTGATATGGACACATTCACCTATCAGTCAAATTCAACAATCATCTCCACGATCCATCGCCGTTGCGGATTAATCACCCAGGGCGGGGCCACCATGACATCCGGTACCGTTGATAAACCGAGCGGATCAGTGGGATTACTGGCCAGCAACCTGAATGCTGTTACGAAATACTCTTTTGTCTCTGACGGCTCTGGTCATGCTGTTGATCTTGGCACTGTATCGTCCAATACCTCTGTTACCTGGGATAACAGCGACAATGGATACACAGCTGCATCATCAGGAAACGAAACGATTGTGGTCAGTGTTGATAATGGAATCACGCTTACCATAAATGTTGCTGACGGGGCTTCTACTCCATCGGTTTATAACACAGGAACTGGCACGGTTAATGTTGTTTCCGGTCTGGTTAATTTCTCTTTTTCTGTGGTGGACGAAAACGGTACCGCCATGACCGGATATGAATGGCGGCTTTACGATGATCAGAGTGTATCTGGCGAGTATGGGGTGGAGCTTGATGGTGAAGAAGTGGCCACATCGAGCGGCCAGACATACAGCTACACCTATGCCTCCGATGACAGTTACTTTTTGCAGGTGATGAAGGATGGTTATGTGGAAAATAAAACCAAAGGATTTCTGACCGCTAATGATCAGGATCTGACAATAATTATGAAAACGGAGAACAATTAATGGATCATATCGACCTGCAGCATTCGCACGTAACCCAGCATACAAAAAATGGTCACGAAAGAACACCGTGGCGGGTGTGTGCAAATATTACCAACAGGCGGCTGGCAGAGCTGCCGAAACAACTCACAGAGGCCGAGGTTTTTGACATTATGGCCTTTGCCAAAAAGTATGAATTGATCGCCTGGAACGAAGGGATCACCTTTGGCAAAAATAAGACCGTTAAGGTGTACGACGAACAATTAGAAGTACTTAAACGTAGGCTGAATCTGGCAACAGAGGAGAACGAACGCCTCGCCACAGTCTTAGATAAATTAACCAGAAAAGAGGTGTAATTATGTCTGGCGAAGGACAATTTTTGATCGATCTCAGTAACTATGACTCGTTGCTCATTCAATCAACACAGGGGAGAGCAGGTACTCCTGACGGGAATGTGTTTTTTAACACTGCCACTGGAGAGATTGAGTTTGTCAGGGCCGACGAACTGGCCACCATTGATCTGACATCTATTGGTGGTGCGGTTGATGCTGACAATCCGCTTGGCGTTGATCTTGGTGTTAAATTCGAGGCGATTTATGCCTTTGAAAATCAGGAACGTGTTGCCGATGAAAATCTGCGAAAGTATTACCGCTGGACATCAGGTACGTTCAAGTTTGGTGGAGCGTACAGCTTTATAAACTCACGTAAGCCTGCCACTGCTGGTGATCGTGCTATTGTTCGTGGCTCTGGCTGGAACGAGTACGCATCAGATGGTGGTATTGATCGTATTTATTTTGGTAACAAGGGACTTTCCAACATCGAGGCGCTTTCCCAGCCGTACTACATGCTGGCTGGATCTGCCACTCCTGATGTAAACACACTGACACCAACTGACTACGCAAAAGATGGTCAGATTGATGAGGCGGTGCAGGTTTTTGGTGACACAGGGAATATACCATCTGATGCCGGCGCTGGAGACTTTGATACTCGCCTGTATGAGGCGGTTTCGATCAGGTCGTTTGGTAATAACTATGACCGCAAAACAACCGTTGGCGATCTTGGTATCGCAGAGCTTGGTGGATATTCAACTGGTTTTGCAGTCAATGAGTCTGAGCATCTTACCACTAAGAACTATGCCCTGGCAGATGTTTACACAGCAGCCATCGCCCCATTCGATACGTTGTCACTTGAAAAACTAGCGGCCCCTGTGACACGGGATGAGTTTTCCAATCAGGATGGCACCTATACTTTTACATGGGTACTCAACAACCCTGGAACCGGATCAAATGCCGTACCGGTTGCTGCTGCTAATCTTGATCAGATGGTGGCTTTTCTGGATGCTCTTTCCCAGGATGATGTCGATATTGATTCGGGATCAGAAACGGAAACTTACGGAAAGCGGGTAAACACTTGGTACTACTATAACGCATCCGGCCAGATTGTTACCAGATCAGGCGCTGATTCGCTCGGCCTGTACCTGTATAACATCCCAACTGCTGATCAGCAGCGTGGGGTAATGACTGATGATGGTGGCACAGTTAAGGCGTACTCTTTCTCTGTTTCCGTTGAGGCAGAAGTAGGGGCCACTGCCAAGGGCGATGCCAATGCGTGGTATCACTCCTATTTCGCGGCAGCATATAATACGTCCGGTGCTATTACGGTGCAGGATTCTGGAGCGTCTGAGGTTAAGGGCAACGCTTCCGCTGCTGATGCTGATAATAAGATCATATTTCCGTTTGATTACACGGGTGATACCGTTGGCGGATCTGCTGATACTGACAAGGATTGTATTTTCCTCTGCGAAGGTGACGGTGGCGCGACACAGGCAAAAACCCTGTATACAATCACCAAGCAGACCACGGTTGCTTTCTCTTGCGCGCCAGGCATCGAGAATAACGCCTGATGAGTGTTTCAACCCCCGTAATAGATCATCTTGATCTGGCAACGAAGCACATATATCTCCTGGCAGGGTGCCGTGAATATCACCCTGTCGAGGATATATACTGCGAGATCAGGAATCTCAGGCGCACCGATGAGTCGAAGCGGGTTTTTGATATTCCCGTGACAGCTGCTGGGGCGGTGCCGAAGGGTGGTGGCAAGTTTACGCCACGCTATGCCATTTTTAATTATGGATGGAAGGTGGTGCCTGAGAATGTTGATCACTCACTCTATATAACGGGTGAGCAGATCACCGATGATGGACAGTCTGGTCCTGCATGTATTGACACCGCTGTTTTGACGTCGAGCGTTATTATTCAGTATGAGCCTCCTGCGGCGGAAATTATTCGTGATGAGCAGTCGCTGGCTGCCATCGAGGCTATGTCGTTTAATCGCTGTGTCACCATTGATGTTAATCACGGCCTGGGCGGCACGGCATACCCTGCTGGGAATACTGAATATTTTTCAAACAATATGGCTGATGGCCTGCAGATCGCTATCAACAGGCGGCTTCACAAGTTCTGTGTCCAGCAGGATCTTGAGCTTGGTGCTGAGTCGCAGGTTCCGGCCTATAAGTTTGAGGGTCTTGATGCCCTGAACACTTCCATAAATGTGCTTGATGCAGCCGATGTTACTGGCTGCCAGTTTGATATGGTTACATTGAGTGGTTCCATGGATGGGCTGGCCCTGGTGCAGAACTCCAGGCTTGTCGGGGTGTCGAGTATTAACGGGATTGCCCATAATTGTCAGCTTGAGCCTGGTACCATTACGTTGGCCCCTGGTGTTTTTCATCTACTTGATAGTAATTCAGGATTGCCTGGACTCGATGCGCCGCACATTGATTTTAATGGGAGCGGGGCAAGTTTTGGAGCAAGGAGTTTTGATGGCGGGCTTATTCTTGAAAATAAAGATGGGCCAGAGGCCGTGAGTATTGATCTAGCTGCCGGTCAGGTGAAAATTGATATGGCCACCGTCACAAACGGCACAATCGTTATCCGTGGTGATGGTAAGTGCATCGACCTGGCAACGGGGGAACATATCTGGACAGGAGTGTATGGGGATCTGATCATTGTTAATGAAACAAACTCCCCTGATTCAATGTCCCGGGCTGTCTGGTCAACTGAAATCGAGACAGGATATATGGCTGCTGAGATATTGCGGCTTATGTCATCTGTTCTGGCTGGTCAGTTGTCTGGTGCTGCTGGTGATACGCTTACCTTCAGGGATATTAATGATGTTGTTGATCGGGTTGTGGCCACCAGGGACTCCCTGGGGAACCGTTCAAACGTTGCTCTGGATCTTACCTGATGTTTCCTTGTAACTATTTCGGGGCAGCCTGTGAAGGTGGTGGGGGTGGCGAAACAATAATTATTTCTGGAGCAGTAGAGGCAACAGTGGAAGAAATAAAAATTGCTGTAAATGTAATAAGCAGTGCTGATGCCTCAGTGGAGATCAGCGACCCGGTAACGGCCAATGTTGAAAATGTTGTGGCCGTATCTGTATCAGATGAAAACATTGAAGCAGGAGTTTGCGAATAATGACTACACCAAAAATAATCACCGGTACTGATCGCCAGCTGACTGCCACCTGGAAGATCGGGGACACTGTGACACCGATTTCGTCTTCTGGAGTGGTGCGGTTCAGGCTTGTATCACGGGATAAGGCAACAACCTATACAGCAATCCTGACAGCCAATAAAGACCATCCGGACGCTGATTGGGCAAATGGAAAGATCATCCTCATATTTCTTGCTGCTGAGACTGTTGATATTACTGTGCAAGGCCTGGCTGAAGTTGAACTGCAAGTTGATGATGGCGGGGAAAAGCTTGGCACGTTCTTTTCGGTGAATATCGTCAAGGGCAATATAGGATGATTATGAAAATATTAAGATCACTCAGACGGCTTTTGCCGCAACGGGGTGCAAAAGTAATCCCTGTAGCCGAGATGAAAAAACACCTCAAAGAAATGAAAGAGCGGGTGGCGATGAGCAAAAATAAAAAAGGTAAATAGTATGAAATGTCCAGAATGTGATAATTACCTGCCACCAGGACAGGAGTGGTGCAACCTGTGCGGATGGGAAAGTGATGAATGTTGATAGTAATGCAGAGGTGGCCGGGAGCTACGAGCAGCTGAAAGATGTGGTGTATCAATTAAAGTTGGATGAAGGTTTCAGGGAAAAGCCATACAAGGACATCCGGGGGATCTGGACTATCGGGTATGGCTTTGCTCTTACTGGAGGGATAACAGAACGCGAAGCATCGATGATCCTTGAGGAACGGGTACGCAAACTCAGATGGAGATTGCAGCACGTATTTTCATTTTGGAAAGAACTTTCATTCGCCAGGCAGGATGTGCTGATCAATATGGCCTATAATCTTGGGATAAGAGGGCTGAAAGCATTTGTTGGAATGAGGAAAGCGCTTGAAAATAAAGATTACAACCTGGCTGCTGATGAGATGCTTGATTCTGTCTGGGCCATACAGGTTGGAGATGAACCTGGGCAGCGTGCCTATAAGCTTGCGCAAATGATGCGTGAAGGGTGAAAATCTCGAAAAAAAAGCCACGCACCAGGACGTTTAGAGATGAGCCGGCGCGTGGCGTAAAACACCATTCAATAACACACAGCCCCCTGATACACTCTGAATGTTGCTAAAAGTTGCTAATAACAAAGGTCTGTAGAGTGGAAAACAAAAAAGCCAAACACTGTGTAAGTGTTTGGCTTTTTTACTGAAAAATGGTCGGGACAGGAGGATTCGAACCTCCGGCTTCCTGCTCCCAAGGCAGGCGCGCTACCAGGCTGCGCTATGCCCCGACTATAACAAAATGGGGAAAAAGCCCGATCTAATTAATGAAAAA